GTGAATATCTGCAAAGAGTATCGGAAAAGGTAAAGGCGAGAATACAGCGTAAGGCTAGTAATATGAAGCATGGGCTGAGTACCTTTGCTGCAATTAATTGCACCGGACCCAAACAGTGTCCGTTCTTTCATGCCTGTCCAATACCAGAGAACCGTAACAATCCCGGACCTAATTCTGATTACCCCATTGGATCTCCTTGTGTGCTAGAGGTTGAATATCTCGCACAGCAGGTGGTCTCTTATATGGAGCAGTTAGATGTTCAACCTGACAATCCTGTAGAGATGAGTCTTGTCCAGGAATTGGCCTTGGTAGATTTGTTAAAGAATCGCGCCGTCTTGGTATTGTCTGGCGGAGATACTATCGGCGGTGGGAGAAACCTACTCTCTGTAGAGGAGATAGTTACTGGTTGGGATTCAGAGGGCAATGCCCGTACAAGTCAATCGGTAAAGATACACCCTGCCATGGAGATACTAGATAGGTTGGAAAAGCGTAGAACCAAGATACACGAGATGATGGCTGCTACTCGTGAGCGTAAGTTGAGATTTGGCGGACCCCAGGGTGGTAATAGTAGACTTCTTGAAGATATGATGACTATCAAGAACTTTATCGAAACTCTTACTGCTAAGGGGGCCTTAGTAGATAGTCAGAGCGATGTAGCGATATCGCTAGGAGATGATAGTGAAGACACCATCGAGATTAGATAAGCGTCCTAAAATGGGCGGGTATAGAAAAAAAATTACCCGCGTAGTAGAGGTAACTCCCGCTATGGCTGTACCTCCACGCCCCAAAGGACCTCCTGTGCCCCCGGGAATCAATGAGGTACTGAAGGCTAAGTTGGAGTTGAGAAAAGACATCCAACGTTACTTTGATGGCTATTACAATGTCAGCATCAACGTCAAAGATAACAAGTGGGTGTTAGAAGTGCGAGGTTATGATTATCCCGTGGATTTCTTTCAGGAATATGAAGTCATCGTGATACCAAGTGTAATGGTACGTAATCCTAAGTCCCGGATGCTGTAATGGGCAGTGCGAATCTCTTACTTAGAAATGCGCTGATTCTTGATACCGAGACCCTGTCTTTAGATAGGGGTAGTGGTATTCGAGAACTAGCTATCTATAGTTTTGAGAAACGTGAAATCTATGATCTTGTTATTAAACCCAATTTTATCGCTATAAAAAATACCGCTACTGATGAGGCCCTAGCTCTTGTTACCAGATCGTCTGATACACATACGCTTTATCAAGCTAGTACGTGGGGTCAACTTTTACCCGATTGGTTAAGGATAAGAGGCTATACCGATCCGAGCAAAACAGATGAATATCTTACTCGGGGGTTTGCCTGGCTTGATGAGCAGAGAAAGAAGATACCCGAGTTACAGGATAGAGCCGAGACCCCTGCAGAACGTGCTGCCCGGGCTGCCTATATACACAGGCATTCTGGAGCAACTCTCTTACCCTCAGAAGTAATAGATCTTCAGAGCCTTCTAGCCAAGGGAGGGAAATTAGAGGAATTGCTCGCCGCTGGCGATCCGAATAAGGGCAAGGTCTTGTGGATCGCTAACGCGGCTTTCGAGAGCAAGCAGTTGGGTGCTGCTTATGCTGCATTGGAAGAAAAGGGGGTCGGTACCAGTTTAGCAACTGTCAAGGGGTCGCTGGAAACCCATGGTCCCACAGTAGACCCCTTTTATGTCACAGGGGTAAAGGTTAATGCCGCCAGATCTAGGGCAGTTGACACTAAAGATTGGACTCCTGTATGGCAAGCGTATTTAGAAGAGTTGCCCACAGATGCCTATACGGATGCTCGGGGTAAGTTCCACGCTGCTCGTAGTGTCGTCAGAGATCCCCAGGATGTCCTAAGAGCTATGGCGAGTTACGGTCAGAAACTTGGTATCCGCGGCAGTAGTGATGTTTATAGTGGCACTGGGTTAGATATCATGCATAGACTTTTTGGCTCACTGCATGATGCCAAGTTACTCTCATTGGCAGAATCGCACAGAGCTGCCGAAGATACCGCCATACATACCAAGACTGTTGTCGAGACCTCTTTGGAGTGGACCGAGGCGTTACAGAATGTCTGGGAAGAAACTCCTGAGGGAGCAAGGCTCATTGCTGAGGCAAAGGAAGGCAAAGGAACCCTACATGATGTAAGGGTTTTCTTTGCTCGCCAGAAGGTCCTTGAAGACGAATTGGCTAACCAGGCTCTATGGCAACGTCTGGGACGCGGTACAGAGGATTTACTTCGACTGGGAAGAAGTCCCCAGACCGATGGAAGTAGAATTGTAAGCCTAAGTCAGCAAACCCCTGATGGTGAGAATATCAAACTTGATATTCGAATGTCTAACCGGGTTGAGCAATCTTCTCTGGAAGAGATTGTCGAGCTAATGCGTCTGCAGGATCGCCCCGTACCAGAGGACGCTCTTGCCCAGGCAATGCCAAGATTAAATGAAATTATGGCTATGCCAGCTTCTGTAGAAGAAAGGAGAATGCTAGCACAACAGCATATTGACTCCTTGACAAGGGACTATATCCCTAATCAGATTGCTGCCAAGCAACATGTAATTCTTGGCGTTACCGAGGGCATTGGTGGACGCAATGCTCCAATTACCACTAGGAGTATGGCTAGGGCAATGCCCAAGGCTTCTACGGTTTTATCAGCTGCTGATGCTTTTGCCGAGAGGGCTGGCATTACCCCCTTGCTTGCCAGAGCGATAGAAGGAGGCAAAGCTGCTGGTGGGATAATGGCTGGTGTTGCCGCTGTGGGTGGTTTGACCCTTTTAGCGGCGCAAATGCGCCGAGATGAGCCATCTGGTAGCAATTCGTCTCTAGTTAATTATGACTATCAAGAGTGGCTAGAGCATCAGCAAGAGTTTATGGGAACTGGTGGACAAGAGCCAGATCGGTCAACTCCTTATATGATGAGATCTCTGCAAGAGTTTATGGGGAGCGCAAGAGGTGGAGCTGAGGATTATGTTATTTCCACAGCTGAAAGAACTATGGATTATTCTCCGCAGCAGTTGCTGCAGAGTATGTCTGGTTTTTATTCTCAGAGAACCCTAAGTGAATATCGCGAGGGTATGAGTCATCGTGGTCTAGCGGGTAGAAGTAGGGCGCAAATTACGGACTTTGGCTCCCCCTATCAAGGTATTATGGGCAGTCAGATGGTATTTGCCCAACAAGATGTTCTGGAAGAGAGAGAAAAGTGGCTTAGACAACAGTATGCTCTTACCTACGATCCCAATGGTGCTGGTTGGTTTGGTATGAGGAACATAATTTCTCGTGCTAGACATACTGGCTATTCCTATGTTGGGGGTACAACTGCTGTTGCTGACGGATATGGTGGGCTGAAGAAGAGGGGATTGCGCGCTCTAGATCTAAATAGTGGTCGCTGGAAGGTCGAAGTAGATGATGCGGATACTGTTTTGATCAAAAGAGCAGGCATTCGGGGCTTGGCTCAGAGTGTTTTCGGCGGCAGAGAGCAATATTCCTTCAGAATGAGCGGTATTGACGCTCCCGAGGTGGCTCACAGAGATGAAATAACTGGCGAACCCCTTTACCATACGCCCCAACCTGCTGGTTTTGCCGGCGCTAGGGCTCTTCAGGCCATTTTAGATGCCAATAAGGGGCAGTTGGAGCTATTAATTGACCCCTCAGAGAGTACTTATGGCAGACAATTAGGTGTTTTGTTTGCCGGTGGCACGAATGTCAACTATGAATTGGTTCGCAGAGGCAATGCGGCTTTCCTGCCTTTCGGTAAAGAAGAAAATGATATGTTGGATTGGGGTGCCTTGGGTGCATTGCAGAGAAGAAGTGCCCAAATAGGTCGGGGTATGTGGCAGCATCCCTACTGGCAAGCCTATTATGGAGTCTCGCAGACTTCCGGAGAGTCTATTACATTTAATACGTTTACCCGTATGAACAAAATAGCTCAGTCCCAGTCTACGATGGATACCTTGGCTTTAATGGAGCATGCCGAGAATTCGGGTTTCTATAGCAATGCCATGGCCCTAGAGGCTAGTCGTATAGGAATAATGACTCATGTTGGACCGGATAAGTTAACTCCCGTTGTTACTGGTAGAGCGGCTGCCCACTATGACTCGTATTTACATGAAGTTCTCTCAGATACTAATAACTGGATGAAAACTCATGGTACCGGATACAATCAAAACAAGTTTAGTGCGCGTGGTGGATATAGAAACTTAGACAAGGCTTTGGTCTTAGACTCAATGGGGAATACAGATTCTATTTGGTCTAAGAGGCGATTAGCCGCTTTTGATCGCTATGCGACTACAGGCAAAAAGGAGCTACGACGTTATAGGCAAATGATGATGCAACAAGAGGCAAACCAGAATATCTTTAATAGCAATATCCATCACTATGAGTACAACTAATGTGGGGTTTAATTGATCAAGCCCTCAGAAGTAGAGCCAACGACATAGGTTTCGGTATGTTGCTTGGTGTTGGTCTGCCTGAGTATCAACAGGGCGATGATCTGGTATTCAGCTTTGCCAGTAAGAATTTCAGAGTAAATCCTCGTAAGCCTCTTGGTGTAACTCCTCTTGCCGAGGAAGCCGCTCATACTGCTATGACCAAAGGTGGTGCGTTCTTAGGTGTGGCCGGGTTTGCTATAGCTGGTCCTATAATGGGCTTTATGGATAATGGCATGGCAGGTGCCATCCGTAATACCATTATTGAATCAAGTTTAAATGCCCATATGTTCCGTCACGGGCATACCTTGAAACCCTGGGCAGATGCGCCTGCTGCTGCAGGTGGTATGGGGTATTTCATAGGCAATCCTGGTAGGTTGTTAAAACCATTTGGCTTTGCCGGTCGTGTTGTTGATTATCTCGGCAGATATGCAGTAGGCGCCTCTATGGCCTATGGCGCTTACGATATGTTCGGAGGCGGGCCTCTAGGTTTTGCCGCTGCTCATGTTGCCGGTGGTATTGGTACCAAATATCCCAAGGTAATAACTGGAGCCTTGCTGGCATATTCTGGTGCGCGTTTAGCCTTTAGAGGCACCCATGCTATGCTTAAGGCCGGATATAGATTCAAGCAGAGACAGAAGATGGTTCAGACTGATGGAGATATGAGCGCATTTATGACCCAAGGTGCATTTACTATGAGGTCTAGAGCTATTGAGGCAATCAACAAGAGCCACCTTAATGCTAGGTCGGCGCTCGGATCAGAGGCGAATTATTTCTCGGATGCAAGCCGATCTTATTCAAGTCCATATAGACGCTTCTATTAGTTGTTGTTAAAGCTATTTTGCTATATTGTTATTGTGAGATGAAAATGAGAGTATTGGATTCTATTCAACTTGGTCAGCAGTATGGTAAATGGACCGTGATAGATATTGACGACTATCCATTCTTTATTTGTGTTTGCACGTGCGGAAAAAGCTTTCGAGTTAATGGGCATCATTTAATAGCTGGTAAGACTAAACAGTGTAACGAGTGTAGGGTTACTCTCCCCCGCGTAGACCTTGTTGGTACGAAAGTAGGATTCCTAACTGTTATTCGATATGATGGTGTTAAATCTGGTTCTAGAAATGGATATCCGTACCATCATTGGTATTGTCGATGTATTTGTGGAAATGAAGTGTCGGTGCGAGCAGATCATCTTGGTCCTTATGGGCAAAAGACTTTATCTGATAAAAGTTGTGGATGTAATAGAAGATCTTCTAAGAATTACGGCTGGAAAGGATATATGGAGATTTCTGGTCAGTATTGGAGCCAGATTCAAAAGGGCGCCCGAGAACGAAGTATAGTTTTTGATTTGAGAATAGAAGATGTTTGGGAACTATTTCTTTTGCAGAAAAGAGAGTGCGCCTTAACTGGTTTGCCGCTAGTAATGCATATTACCGGGAAGCATGCTGGCACAGCATCCCTTGACCGAATTGACAGTTCTAAAGGATATATTTTAGATAATGTCCAATGGGTTCATAAGCATATCAATCAAATGAAATTAGACCATACTCAAGATTATTTTATATCTTTGTGTTGCTTTGTTGCAGATTACTATAGAAGGTTCTACTAATGATAGTCAATAAGAAGATGCGAGAGCAACTAGAAGAGGAACTCTTCAGCAAGAACGAGTATGGATACGCTCATCAGAAGGAGCAGTTTCCCTCTCTGACCATAGAGCAGATAAAATACTTAAGATCTAAGGGCTTGAAGACTACTTACGAGTACTCTCCAGATGTTTCCGTAGATATACATCCTAGCTGCATAGCCTGTCAGGCTAGACACATTTTGAAATATGAGAATCATCCTAGTGGGTCTGATAAGCCTTTCCAGGTTAGATGCAAAGGTATACCTGGAGCTCTTCCGCCTGGTACTAAGAAACAACTGGACAAGATTGCGACGGAGAAGAATATCTCCTCAGACCGTGCTCTGGCTTTAATGAAATCTACTGTGGATTCGGTGGCTTGGGCTGAGTTAATGTTTGGTTTTCGCGATGATACAAAGTGGATGCTTCGCTGGTACCAGAAAGAGATATTGCGCTGTTCTGCTCGACGCCAGGTAGTGCGTATGGGTCGTCGTGGGGGAAAAACTTTTTCCATGGCTTTGAAAATACTTCATCAGATTTTTACCCTCAAGGTATCTAAAGGTTTAGATTCTGAAGGTAAGGAAGTAATTAGTGGGCCTGATGTAATTATCGTCACCCCTTTCCAGGCTCAGCTGATTAACTTCTTTGACGAAGTGGAAAAGCTGATAAAGCGTAATGTCGACTTATCGGCAGAGGTTACTACCGAACATGGTGGAAGCCTCTATGTCAAGAGCCCCTATTTCAGAATGGAATTTGCCAACGGAGCAAAGATAAGTGGGTTCGTAACCGGTGTAGAAATTAGGGCCGATGGATCATCTGCGGGTTCTCTTCGTGGTCAGTCTGGCCAAATAATGTACTTGGATGAGATGGATCTTATCCAACCAGATGTTTTGGACAAGGTAATTATTCCCATCTTGCTTACGAGTCCAGAGACCTATTTCTACGCAACTAGTACTCCCATTGGTAAGGCTGGACGCTTTTACGACCTTTGCTTTAATCATCCTGACTTTGTTGAAATATATCTTCCAACCACAGTCATTCCTCACTGGGAACAGGCTAAGGCAGATTTGGATTACAGTGATCCCCGAGACGATGCTTTCATCTCAGAGTATATGGCGCAATTTATTGAAAGCACTACTAGTGTATTCAAGGTCGATCTTATAGTATCTGCTATGAAGAATTATACCTACGAAGATAGCGATATGGAAAATGCTGTCTGGTGGAATAACTTTGCCCGTGTTAAATCCCGTAGTGATCTGATTAAGTGTATTGGCATAGACTGGAATAAGAATGCCGGTAGTGAATTTGTTGTTGTCTGTTACAACCCTAGTAGTCATGCTTGGTGGATAGCCGAGGCGGTGAATGTCTCTGCCAGCCAGTTCAATTCTATTAGGTTTAAAGAAGAGGTAATTAGACTTAACTACAAGTGGAAGCCTGATTGGATATATGCTGACGAAGGTTATGGTCACCACATTATTGACGACTTACTCTGGGAGGCTAGTAGGTTGCAGGCTTTAGGCGGCAAGGACCGAGTAGACCAACAGACAGCTTTGCTAACGGAGAGACTGAAGAAGTTTAATTTCAGCTGCAAGGTAGAGTTGGTTGATCCAGTTAAGAACACTTTGTTTAACCGCACTGGCAAGGAGTTCTTGGTCGAGAATGCCATCCGAGTATTTGAAGAGGGGAGAATATCATTCCCCGCCACAGACAATACGCTAAGACAGCAAATGCAAAACTACACCATACTAAGACGCCACGCATCTAATGGAAGACCCGTATACGGCATGCGAAGCGAGAAGATAGGGGACCACAGACTAGACGCACTCATGCTAGCTCTGGGT